TGTAGTTGACCAACAGGCTGCTAAGCAGCTCGTCGGGTACCTCATGTGTGCGTGGGCTCATGGTGTCTCCGGGTTAGGTGGCAGTCTCCTGCCTGTGGCCCGGTTACACAAAATCTAGGACACGCCCAGTTCCGGGCATCGTGCATACGCTGACCGGACCACGCCGCCGGCGCCTGCACCTGGCGCGAGCGGTGCTGCGGGCGGTGGCGGCCTGTCGTCCATCGGGTCTCACTCGTGACTCGTAGCGACGTCATCCTGTGGGCCTGGTTCTCGGTGTGCATCGTCTCGCTGCATACCGGGTGCAGGGGCCTTGCCCCTGCGGTTATGGCGCATGGATGCGCCGTTTCTTCATCAGCGGTTGGAACCGCGCAAGAGTGCGGGTCAGGCCGGGCGGCTACCTGGCTGCTGACCCGTTTCGTCATGCCCGTATGGGCAATTCTTGCCGATGGCAGCAGCCACCGGTAACACTCAAGGCCGCGTTGGAGGCGGCTCGACTATGAAGCCACAGAACTGTTCCAGACATAATATACAGAATATGCGAAGTCGGAGCCCGCAAACCCTTGAATTTCAAGGAGTTTCGCCCGGCTCGTCGCCGGCATCATGCCGATGGCCAGAACCATCGCCCCGATCACCGTAGTGACCGGGGACAGTCTGTCCCATAGTGGTCCCCATAGCTTTTTCGCGGTCGCATCGTCTGCTTGTTCGTTCAGAACTTGCACGGCTATTCCTGGATCCGCCTGAGCAAGCGCGATCAGCTTCGCGAGTTCCTCCGGGCTGATCCTTCCTCCGTGACGCCATTTCGAAACACTTGCCCTCTGAAGTCCTAGCGTTAGCGCTAGGCAATTGTCTGAGTCTCGCTCGCATGCCTTGCGCGCCTTGTCAAGTAGTTTATCGAGCGTAGTCATGTAGGTTGCTAGTTGACAGTGATGTGTCTCCCCAGTTTACATGCTCCATATGTAGCGCACCGCGTTACATCGCGCCCCCGGCTCCCCTCCGGGGTCCGCGTCAAGGGGCAGGGGATAGGGGCTTCATGGACACACACGCACTCGCACTGCTCAGCGCCTCCGCGCTCACCGTTGGCTTCGGGTTAGTCCGTCTCGCCTGCTGGGTGCGTGATCGCAAGCACGCCGCGATGGTCGCGCAAATTGAGCAAGCCGCGCTGGTCGCAATCGCATATCGCGAGGTGCTACGTGGCTGACGGCACCTGCTCGTTCTGCGGTGAACCCACCGTCTACTTTTTCCCCGGTGGCCTCTGCGTTTGTTGCACGTCGAAGAACGCACGCATTCGCATGCAGGAACAGCCCACGCAATCGCGTGAGCTATCCGCGTTTGATGCATCTGTGGGCGTCATGCAGGCCGCTACGCGCCGCACTGAAATCGCCGCAGAGAAGATCCAAAAGAACAAGCGTGTGGTCGGCACAAGCGTGCGTGAGTTCGACGCTGCCCATCCGATCGCGTTGACCGCTGAGGGCCAGCGCGCAGCGCTGGCCCTTGGGCTTGTCCATTACAAAACAAGTGACACGCGGGCCACTGCAACCGGCACCGTGACCATCGAAATCGATCCGCTGCAAGCGCGGGCGCAACGGCTGCGTAAGTCCGTGATTACCGGAGCACGTCTGCATGACCAGGAAGCCAAAAAAGGCTCGTTCCGTGGTGCGTGGTATTTCCTCACGCTCACCTACCGTGATGGAAGCGACAGCAGCCCTCGTGACGTTAGCGAACTATTTAAACGCATGCGCGGCCACTTCAATCGCCTTAAATCTGGGCGCGCACGGTGGAACCGTGAAAGCTTTCGTTACGTATGGGTCGGAGAGCTCACCCAGCGATTCCGCCCGCACTACCACGTAATGCTGTGGGTCCCCACGGGCATGTATTTCGGCAAGGTCGATCAGCGTGGATGGTGGCCCCATGGCAGCAGCCAAATCGAGAAGGCTCGCAACTGCGTCGGCTATCTCGCCAAGTACGCAAGCAAGTTCACCGCCATTACAGCTGCTGCTTTTCCCAAGGGATTTCGCACACACGGCTGCGGTGGACTCAACACCGAATCCAAGCGCGAATTGCGCTGGTGGAAAGCCCCGAAAGACGCGCGTGAAGCTCTCGGCGGGGAAGCGGATATCCGCAAAGCAAAGGGCGGTTGGTTCGACAGGCTTACCGGAGAGTTCTGGCCGTCTCCGTGGAAAGTCACATTCATATTCGGCCGGACATTCGCCTGGAAGGTAGTCCCACTATGAAAGTTCAGATCATGAGTTCCGCTGTCGCCATTCGTTCGTTCCCGGCTCGCGATGGCAAGCCTGCAACGCATTTCCGCGAGCAGACCGCCGCCGTGTTGCGCGAGGGCGATTTCCCGCTGCCGTTCACCATCAGCCTTGATGAGGATCAAGCGCCGTACGCCGAAGGCTTCTACGTTATCGATCCCAAGTCGATGCAGAACAACAAATACGGCGGCCTGGAATTCGGCCGTCGCATCCGGCTGATCCCGGATGCCACCGCCAAAGCCGCACAACCTGCGGCACGGGTCGCCTAAGCCATGGCCGAGTCCCTGTTCTTGCAAGCCTGCATGCCGTCCAACATTGACAGTTCTGGCACGTGCACGGCCTCGGTGTGGATCGAAAAACCAGAGCCAGTGTTGCCACCGCTCACGCTGGCCGAAGGAACCCAAGTGGCGCTTGCAATTGCGTCGTGCTGGGCGCTTGGCGCTGTCTTTCGACAGTACGCCAGGGCATCAAAAGAGCGGTTCTAACCATCCCATCATCCTGTGAGAGAGAAAAATCAATGAACGCAAACAACGTGCAGTCCGCTATCTTCCGCGCCAAGGCCAAGGCCAAGGCATTCCGCAATCGCGCTGCTGGTGCCGTCGGTACCGTATCCCTGCTGCCGGCCCTGGCGTTCGCGCAGGCTGCTGGCCCTGGTGAGGCGATCACCACCGAGATCACCTCCGGCAAGGCTACGGTGTCGTCAATTCTGGTGGTGCTGGCCGGCGTCCTCGGCCTGTTCCTGTTGTGGTCGATGATCAAGCGCGCCAAGTAATCGACCATGCCGGCGTTGCTGGCAGCGTTGGGGTTGGGTGCCTTCGCCGAAATCGTCGCGGGCATCCTTTCAGTCCTTGCCGCCATTCGGGGTGTCTACCTCGTCTGGTGGTTCATTAAAAAGGTTAGGTGAGGGGGCGGGGGACCGCCCCTTTCGCTTGAGGGGGAGACATGGGGTATTTCGTCATCGTTGCCATTCTGGGGGCGTTGTGGCTCGCATTCGACACCTGATCGTTGCGTGCATTTTGCTCGTGTCTGCGTGGAGCCTTCCCGCGCTCGCTGCTGTCAGCAAGCAGCAGGCAATGGCGCAATGTCAGGCTTATGCCAGCAATTACCAGCAGTCCGATACCTCGCTCAATTTCGGCGGCAAGTGCGTTGACAAGCCCGCCTCAAATGGTGCTGGGGTGTATCAGTGCCAATACAAGCGCTATGCGTATTACAACGGTCCCGTCGGCGATGAGACGTGTGGTGACTATCCATACGACAATAGCGATTCGTGCGCGTCTGCCGCTCCGATTGCGGGTTCGCAGTCATGGCCTGGCAGCGGTTCCAACGTCTGTAAAAACGGCTGTCAGTACTCTCCCACAAATGTCGCGGTCGGCATGACCGTAGGGGCTGCGGCAAAGATGTTTTCGCCGGGTGGTCTCACGCCGACTGGGCAAGAGTGCACTGCTGCTGATTCGCAGCTTGATGCAACACCTAAAGAGCAAGAGTGCACTCCGGTGGACGGACAAACCATCTGCGCCAAGTCCGATGGCCGCGTATGCGCTACAGCTAGCACAGGCAAGCAGCTGTGTTGGAAACCTGGCGAGACCGGCAAAAAAACCGAAGGAGCAGAGCTGGCCGATAGGCAAGGCGGCACGCAACACACCGCGCCTAATTTGCAGCTTCCTAGCGGCGACACTCTTGAAAAAAAAGGTGGGCCGACAACCGTCACCAGCACTACTAGCTCGGGTGGAACGTCTTCCACCGTGACCACTAACGTCACGACGTATAAGACCACCAATGGCACTGATGCTGGGTCTAAGAACGAAGGCGAGGGTGATGGAAAAGGCGAGGACGGCGAGGGCAACGGTGCGTCCGGTGGCGGCGACTGCAAGAGTGCTCCCATCGTCACAGGTGACGCCGCATTGGGCATGATCGCCACGCAGGCATGGGCGACACGCTGCGCTGTGGAAGCCGGTAACGCGACAAAGGTGACCGGTGATATCGGGGACTGCAAAAGCGGGTTCACCGTCGAAGGTGACAATGCACAGGCGCATCAACTACGTGCTATGCGTGCTGCACGCTGCGGTGATGGACCCGAGTGGGCAAAGCCCAAAAACGGCGAGGGCAGCAATTCTGATCCTCACGCGGGCGCTAGCGACAAAGATGGCCCAGGTTGGTCGTCTCTCAAGGTCGGCGCCGATCTGCTCGATACGTCAGGGTTTGGCGGTGGCTCATGCCCAACGCTCGGCACTATTGATCTTGGCCGATTCGGCCAAGTGTCTCTCGATGGCGCTACGTGGTGGTGTCCGCTGATTGCAGCCCTGCGCGCTGTGATGTTGCTTATCGGTGTGTTTATTGCCCTCCAACTTCTCATGGGAGATTAAGCATGTTCGGACCTGTCTGGGATTGGATTAGGCGTGGCGTTGGTTTGCTCTGGGAGGTCTTTTTTTCCGGCATCGGCCGCATCGTCAGCAAGATCACTGCAAGCTTCGGCGTTACGTTGGTCTCGGTGAATGCTCTTTTGCCAAACCTCAAGACGTTTATCACTACGTACGTCGGTGCGTTGCCCGACTGGGCGCAGAATTTCTTGGGTGCCGTTGGCTTCGATATCTTCATGACTATGATCATTTCTGCACTTTCGGTGCGCTTTATGTTCAAGGTCATCCCGATGCCCACCAGCGTCGCGCAGCAGCTTGGAGCAGTGAAGCAATGATCTACTGGTACACCGGCCAACCTGGGCACGGGAAGACGCTGCACGCTATCGACCATGCGATTGATTTTCGCAATGCTGGCCGGCTCGTGTACGTCTGCAACGTGCGTGGCTTCAAGCATGCCGATGCCCGCATGCTCGAGATGACGCCAGAGCAGTTCATCGACTGGCCTAACTCTCTACCGGACGGTGCGGTGTGTCTCGTAGATGAGGCGTATGAGCACGGCATGCTGCCTAAGCGTCGCCCCGGCTCGACCGTTCCGCACCATGTTGAACAGCTTGCCAAGCATCGGCATCGCGGCCTGGATTTCATCTTCGTGAGTCAGTCGCCAGACCGCCAGTGCGATGACTTCGTGCAGGATTTGATCGAGCGCCATGTGCATGTCCGTAGGCGGTTCGGCTTGCCGTTCGCGCACTTGCGCACGTTCGACAAGTACGAAAAAAACCCTGAGCGTGGGCACCCGTTGACGCTGAAGCGGGTCAAGTTGCCGAAGCGACCCATGGGGCTTTATGAGTCCACTGTTCTTGACACCAGCGAGCGCAGTATTCCGTGGTACTACCCGACTGCCATCCTTCTGCTCATCGCCATCATCGTCGGTGCGTGGCTGACCGTGGGCCGCGTGCATGATCAGCTAACCGGTGAGCTGCATACGACGCCGGAAGGATCGACACCCAAGGGCGCAGCGCAGAACGGAGCGGTAGCGACGGTCGGAGCTGCGCCCCCACCTATGGAGGACCCGACGCCGACGCGTGCGCACGACTACGTGGGCTGGATGACCCCGCGAGTCCCCGGTCAGCCTTGGACGGCCCCTGCTTACGATGCGCTCGCGGTGCCGAGCAATCAGCCGCCGCGCTTGTTCTGCATGCAAGCTGGGGCAGGGCAGGATGCCCACGGCAAGCACAGCGGCGCGTCTTGCAGCTGCATCACCGATCAGGGCACCGCGTATGCCCTTGATGAGGCGCGCTGCGCCATAGTCGCCACACGTGGGCAGTACGAACCGTTTCTTGACATGAACCAGCGCGAGGCGCGCCGGATGACCGATCTGCAGCAGTCCGCGCACTACAGTGAGGAAGCAAGGCGCATCCGTGATCCTGAGCCTGGCGTGACTATCGGTCGGCAGATGCGCAGCCAGGGGACGTTTCCTGAGTCTCCGGGCTACCAGTCCAGCACGTACACCGGCCCCACCACCTTGCAAATGTAGTTCGGTATCATCCATGCCAATCACAGGGGGTTGGCATGGACGTAAGACTGGCGCTTTTCCTTATGCTCGCAATGGCGGTGCCTGCGCACGCTCAGCAGGTCCACAAATGCCGCGAACGCGGCCAGGTCGTCTATCAGTCCGCGCCTTGTGCGTCCGGCACATCTGAAAAGGCTTGGGACGCTACGCCGGAGGCAGAGCCAACCATTGCCGACAAGGTGCGCTTGCTTCGAATCGACCGCGAGCTTAAGGCGCGCAACGCCCCATCAGTCCGCTACGCAACAGGCGCTACGGTCACAACCAGCACATCCGCCTGCGAATCGGCTAAAGCCCAGCGTAAGGCGGCCTATGACGCTGCCGGCGTGCATCGCTCGTTTGCTATGTCCAGCCATTGGGACAACATTGTCCAGGCTGCATGCAAGTGACCCTTGGGGTGTAGGGGCATCGCCCCTACGTGTAACGCTTCATACGCGGCCTTTTCGTTTCCGCGCCTTCGGCAACGATGATCCTGCGCATTCCGCCGCAAAGCCGGTAGCCACCACCTGAGGACCGGGCTTTGTTTCAATCTTTTTTCTGAACCGATCCCTAATGAAAATGACATTCGCCGGACGTTTTGGCCGGGTTTTCGACCGTCCCTCGGCCATCATCTTCGCCCACTCGCGTGCGATATCGCAGGTCAGCGATAGGTAGCTCAGCTGCCACGGCTCCATGGCTCGGCCCTCTGGTGTAATGAGGTATCCGTTCTGGAACGAAAAACCGGCCCATTGGCCGGTCAGTTTTCGATTACGCATCCGCCAATCTCCATGTGGCGGGCCATCGTCGCCGCTGGCGCGTGATAGCAGCAGCAAGCAGACGCAACAGGCGTTTGACATAATATACAGAATATGCGAAGTCGGAGCCCGCAAACCCTTGAATTTCAAGGAGTTTCGCCCGGCTCGTCGCCGGCATCATGCCGATGGCCAGAACCATCGCCCCGATCACCGTAGTGACCGGGGACAGTCTGTCCCATAGTGGTCCCCATAGCTTTTTCGCGGTCGCATCGTCTGCTTGTTCGTTCAGAACTTGCACGGCTATTCCTGGATCCGCCTGAGCAAGCGCGATCAGCTTCGCGAGTTCCTCCGGGCTGATCCTTCCTCCGTGACGCCATTTCGAAACACTTGCCCTCTGAAGTCCTAGCGTTAGCGCTAGGCAATTGTCTGAGTCTCGCTCGCATGCCTTGCGCGCCTTGTCAAGTAGTTTATCGAGCGTAGTCATGTAGGTTGCTAGTTGACAGTGATGTGTCTCCCCAGTTTACATGCTCCATATGTAGCGCACCGCGTTACATCGCGCCCCCGGCTCCCCTCCGGGGTCCGCGTCAAGGGGCAGGGGATAGGGGCTTCATGGACACACACGCACTCGCACTGCTCAGCGCCTCCGCGCTCACCGTTGGCTTCGGGTTAGTCCGTCTCGCCTGCTGGGTGCGTGATCGCAAGCACGCCGCGATGGTCGCGCAAATTGAGCAAGCCGCGCTGGTCGCAATCGCATATCGCGAGGTGCTACGTGGCTGACGGCACCTGCTCGTTCTGCGGTGAACCCACCGTCTACTTTTTCCCCGGTGGCCTCTGCGTTTGTTGCACGTCGAAGAACGCACGCATTCGCATGCAGGAACAGCCCACGCAATCGCGTGAGCTATCCGCGTTTGATGCATCTGTGGGCGTCATGCAGGCCGCTACGCGCCGCACTGAAATCGCCGCAGAGAAGATCCAAAAGAACAAGCGTGTGGTCGGCACAAGCGTGCGTGAGTTCGACGCTGCCCATCCGATCGCGTTGACCGCTGAGGGCCAGCGCGCAGCGCTGGCCCTTGGGCTTGTCCATTACAAAACAAGTGACACGCGGGCCACTGCAACCGGCACCGTGACCATCGAAATCGATCCGCTGCAAGCGCGGGCGCAACGGCTGCGTAAGTCCGTGATTACCGGAGCACGTCTGCATGACCAGGAAGCCAAAAAAGGCTCGTTCCGTGGTGCGTGGTATTTCCTCACGCTCACCTACCGTGATGGAAGCGACAGCAGCCCTCGTGACGTTAGCGAACTATTTAAACGCATGCGCGGCCACTTCAATCGCCTTAAATCTGGGCGCGCACGGTGGAACCGTGAAAGCTTTCGTTACGTATGGGTCGGAGAGCTCACCCAGCGATTCCGCCCGCACTACCACGTAATGCTGTGGGTCCCCACGGGCATGTATTTCGGCAAGGTCGATCAGCGTGGATGGTGGCCCCATGGCAGCAGCCAAATCGAGAAGGCTCGCAACTGCGTCGGCTATCTCGCCAAGTACGCAAGCAAGTTCACCGCCATTACAGCTGCTGCTTTTCCCAAGGGATTTCGCACACACGGCTGCGGTGGACTCAACACCGAATCCAAGCGCGAATTGCGCTGGTGGAAAGCCCCGAAAGACGCGCGTGAAGCTCTCGGCGGGGAAGCGGATATCCGCAAAGCAAAGGGCGGTTGGTTCGACAGGCTTACCGGAGAGTTCTGGCCGTCTCCGTGGAAAGTCACATTCATATTCGGCCGGACATTCGCCTGGAAGGTAGTCCCACTATGAAAGTTCAGATCATGAGTTCCGCTGTCGCCATTCGTTCGTTCCCGGCTCGCGATGGCAAGCCTGCAACGCATTTCCGCGAGCAGACCGCCGCCGTGTTGCGCGAGGGCGATTTCCCGCTGCCGTTCACCATCAGCCTTGATGAGGATCAAGCGCCGTACGCCGAAGGCTTCTACGTTATCGATCCCAAGTCGATGCAGAACAACAAATACGGCGGCCTGGAATTCGGCCGTCGCATCCGGCTGATCCCGGATGCCACCGCCAAAGCCGCACAACCTGCGGCACGGGTCGCCTAAGCCATGGCCGAGTCCCTGTTCTTGCAAGCCTGCATGCCGTCCAACATTGACAGTTCTGGCACGTGCACGGCCTCGGTGTGGATCGAAAAACCAGAGCCAGTGTTGCCACCGCTCACGCTGGCCGAAGGAACCCAAGTGGCGCTTGCAATTGCGTCGTGCTGGGCGCTTGGCGCTGTCTTTCGACAGTACGCCAGGGCATCAAAAGAGCGGTTCTAACCATCCCATCATCCTGTGAGAGAGAAAAATCAATGAACGCAAACAACGTGCAGTCCGCTATCTTCCGCGCCAAGGCCAAGGCCAAGGCATTCCGCAATCGCGCTGCTGGTGCCGTCGGTACCGTATCCCTGCTGCCGGCCCTGGCGTTCGCGCAGGCTGCTGGCCCTGGTGAGGCGATCACCACCGAGATCACCTCCGGCAAGGCTACGGTGTCGTCAATTCTGGTGGTGCTGGCCGGCGTCCTCGGCCTGTTCCTGTTGTGGTCGATGATCAAGCGCGCCAAGTAATCGACCATGCCGGCGTTGCTGGCAGCGTTGGGGTTGGGTGCCTTCGCCGAAATCGTCGCGGGCATCCTTTCAGTCCTTGCCGCCATTCGGGGTGTCTACCTCGTCTGGTGGTTCATTAAAAAGGTTAGGTGAGGGGGCGGGGGACCGCCCCTTTCGCTTGAGGGGGAGACATGGGGTATTTCGTCATCGTTGCCATTCTGGGGGCGTTGTGGCTCGCATTCGACACCTGATCGTTGCGTGCATTTTGCTCGTGTCTGCGTGGAGCCTTCCCGCGCTCGCTGCTGTCAGCAAGCAGCAGGCAATGGCGCAATGTCAGGCTTATGCCAGCAATTACCAGCAGTCCGATACCTCGCTCAATTTCGGCGGCAAGTGCGTTGACAAGCCCGCCTCAAATGGTGCTGGGGTGTATCAGTGCCAATACAAGCGCTATGCGTATTACAACGGTCCCGTCGGCGATGAGACGTGTGGTGACTATCCATACGACAATAGCGATTCGTGCGCGTCTGCCGCTCCGATTGCGGGTTCGCAGTCATGGCCTGGCAGCGGTTCCAACGTCTGTAAAAACGGCTGTCAGTACTCTCCCACAAATGTCGCGGTCGGCATGACCGTAGGGGCTGCGGCAAAGATGTTTTCGCCGGGTGGTCTCACGCCGACTGGGCAAGAGTGCACTGCTGCTGATTCGCAGCTTGATGCAACACCTAAAGAGCAAGAGTGCACTCCGGTGGACGGACAAACCATCTGCGCCAAGTCCGATGGCCGCGTATGCGCTACAGCTAGCACAGGCAAGCAGCTGTGTTGGAAACCTGGCGAGACCGGCAAAAAAACCGAAGGAGCAGAGCTGGCCGATAGGCAAGGCGGCACGCAACACACCGCGCCTAATTTGCAGCTTCCTAGCGGCGACACTCTTGAAAAAAAAGGTGGGCCGACAACCGTCACCAGCACTACTAGCTCGGGTGGAACGTCTTCCACCGTGACCACTAACGTCACGACGTATAAGACCACCAATGGCACTGATGCTGGGTCTAAGAACGAAGGCGAGGGTGATGGAAAAGGCGAGGACGGCGAGGGCAACGGTGCGTCCGGTGGCGGCGACTGCAAGAGTGCTCCCATCGTCACAGGTGACGCCGCATTGGGCATGATCGCCACGCAGGCATGGGCGACACGCTGCGCTGTGGAAGCCGGTAACGCGACAAAGGTGACCGGTGATATCGGGGACTGCAAAAGCGGGTTCACCGTCGAAGGTGACAATGCACAGGCGCATCAACTACGTGCTATGCGTGCTGCACGCTGCGGTGATGGACCCGAGTGGGCAAAGCCCAAAAACGGCGAGGGCAGCAATTCTGATCCTCACGCGGGCGCTAGCGACAAAGATGGCCCAGGTTGGTCGTCTCTCAAGGTCGGCGCCGATCTGCTCGATACGTCAGGGTTTGGCGGTGGCTCATGCCCAACGCTCGGCACTATTGATCTTGGCCGATTCGGCCAAGTGTCTCTCGATGGCGCTACGTGGTGGTGTCCGCTGATTGCAGCCCTGCGCGCTGTGATGTTGCTTATCGGTGTGTTTATTGCCCTCCAACTTCTCATGGGAGATTAAGCATGTTCGGACCTGTCTGGGATTGGATTAGGCGTGGCGTTGGTTTGCTCTGGGAGGTCTTTTTTTCCGGCATCGGCCGCATCGTCAGCAAGATCACTGCAAGCTTCGGCGTTACGTTGGTCTCGGTGAATGCTCTTTTGCCAAACCTCAAGACGTTTATCACTACGTACGTCGGTGCGTTGCCCGACTGGGCGCAGAATTTCTTGGGTGCCGTTGGCTTCGATATCTTCATGACTATGATCATTTCTGCACTTTCGGTGCGCTTTATGTTCAAGGTCATCCCGATGCCCACCAGCGTCGCGCAGCAGCTTGGAGCAGTGAAGCAATGATCTACTGGTACACCGGCCAACCTGGGCACGGGAAGACGCTGCACGCTATCGACCATGCGATTGATTTTCGCAATGCTGGCCGGCTCGTGTACGTCTGCAACGTGCGTGGCTTCAAGCATGCCGATGCCCGCATGCTCGAGATGACGCCAGAGCAGTTCATCGACTGGCCTAACTCTCTACCGGACGGTGCGGTGTGTCTCGTAGATGAGGCGTATGAGCACGGCATGCTGCCTAAGCGTCGCCCCGGCTCGACCGTTCCGCACCATGTTGAACAGCTTGCCAAGCATCGGCATCGCGGCCTGGATTTCATCTTCGTGAGTCAGTCGCCAGACCGCCAGTGCGATGACTTCGTGCAGGATTTGATCGAGCGCCATGTGCATGTCCGTAGGCGGTTCGGCTTGCCGTTCGCGCACTTGCGCACGTTCGACAAGTACGAAAAAAACCCTGAGCGTGGGCACCCGTTGACGCTGAAGCGGGTCAAGTTGCCGAAGCGACCCATGGGGCTTTATGAGTCCACTGTTCTTGACACCAGCGAGCGCAGTATTCCGTGGTACTACCCGACTGCCATCCTTCTGCTCATCGCCATCATCGTCGGTGCGTGGCTGACCGTGGGCCGCGTGCATGATCAGCTAACCGGTGAGCTGCATACGACGCCGGAAGGATCGACACCCAAGGGCGCAGCGCAGAACGGAGCGGTAGCGACGGTCGGAGCTGCGCCCCCACCTATGGAGGACCCGACGCCGACGCGTGCGCACGACTACGTGGGCTGGATGACCCCGCGAGTCCCCGGTCAGCCTTGGACGGCCCCTGCTTACGATGCGCTCGCGGTGCCGAGCAATCAGCCGCCGCGCTTGTTCTGCATGCAAGCTGGGGCAGGGCAGGATGCCCACGGCAAGCACAGCGGCGCGTCTTGCAGCTGCATCACCGATCAGGGCACCGCGTATGCCCTTGATGAGGCGCGCTGCGCCATAGTCGCCACACGTGGGCAGTACGAACCGTTTCTTGACATGAACCAGCGCGAGGCGCGCCGGATGACCGATCTGCAGCAGTCCGCGCACTACAGTGAGGAAGCAAGGCGCATCCGTGATCCTGAGCCTGGCGTGACTATCGGTCGGCAGATGCGCAGCCAGGGGACGTTTCCTGAGTCTCCGGGCTACCAGTCCAGCACGTACACCGGCCCCACCACCTTGCAAATGTAGTTCGGTATCATCCATGCCAATCACAGGGGGTTGGCATGGACGTAAGACTGGCGCTTTTCCTTATGCTCGCAATGGCGGTGCCTGCGCACGCTCAGCAGGTCCACAAATGCCGCGAACGCGGCCAGGTCGTCTATCAGTCCGCGCCTTGTGCGTCCGGCACATCTGAAAAGGCTTGGGACGCTACGCCGGAGGCAGAGCCAACCATTGCCGACAAGGTGCGCTTGCTTCGAATCGACCGCGAGCTTAAGGCGCGCAACGCCCCATCAGTCCGCTACGCAACAGGCGCTACGGTCACAACCAGCACATCCGCCTGCGAATCGGCTAAAGCCCAGCGTAAGGCGGCCTATGACGCTGCCGGCGTGCATCGCTCGTTTGCTATGTCCAGCCATTGGGACAACATTGTCCAGGCTGCATGCAAGTGACCCTTGGGGTGTAGGGGCATCGCCCCTACGTGTAACGCTTCATACGCGGCCTTTACGTTTCCGCGCCTTCGGCAACGATGATCCTGCGCATTCCGCCGCAAAGCCGGTAGCCACCACCTGAGGACCGGGCTTTGTTTCAATCTTTTTTCTGAACCGATCCCTAATGAAAATGACATTCGCCGGACGTTTTGGCCGGGTTTTCGACCGTCCCTCGGCCATCATCTTCGCCCACTCGCGTGCGATATCGCAGGTCAGCGATAGGTAGCTCAGCTGCCACGGCTCCATGGCTCGGCCCTCTGGTGTAATGAGGTATCCGTTCTGGAACGAAAAACCGGCCCATTGGCCGGTCAGTTTTCGATTACGCATCCGCCAATCTCCATGTGGCGGGCCATCGTCGCCGCTGGCGCGTGATAGCAGCAGCAAGCAGACGCAACAGGCGTTTGACATAATATACATTATGCGAAATCGTGCTGTTGACGCTCCTGTGCGCCCTGGCGGCCTATCACTGCTGGTCCCTCCACAGGAAGCGGACTGGACAATGAAGCTAGACACCTACGATCGCGTAGACCTGACCGGCCCTTGGGCCGGTTTTGGTTTCCAGGGACACCGATTCTTCACACCAGAAGGCCGGGATATCGATCCGGTCGGGATGAGCTACTGGTCGCTGACATGCAACATTGCACGCGAATGGGCACTGATGATGGCGGAAGGACGTGAGAGCGTGTGGCACCCCCGGCCAGCCGAAGTGATCTACCTGCGCGACGTACTCCGGCGCAGGCGTGAAAAGCGGTTATCAGTTGAGAGTGGTCAGGGGGTAGCCGCCAGTGCCCGGCGCAGCCCGACTGGACGGGGGCGGCGGCGTCCACGGCGCGGGTAAGGCGTTATCCGTAGGGGCTATGCCCCTACACCCATGGTCACTTGCAAGCATCTTGCACTGCGTTGTCCCAATAGCTGGACAGTGCGAAGGAACGATGTACGCCGGCAGCCTCATAAGCTGCACGGCGACCTTCCTTCGCAACCTCGCATGCGTATCGGTCCTTGGAAGAACTGGCAGCGACATAACTACCAGAAGCAGCACGAGCGGGCACCGCATTGCGGACGCGAAGCTGAGCAGCGGTAGCGGCCAATCTTTGCCTCAATGCTGGATTGTCCGGGTCTGGCTGCGCAGCCCATTGCTTTGCGGCCGCGCCTGGGCACGGAGCCGACTGGTAAACAACTTGCTTACCGCTGACGCACTTAAAAACCTGTTGAGCGCTAACAGGACTGGAAGCAACAGCGAGAACAACGACGAGCGCACGAATATCCATATCCCCTCTCCTTAAAAACGGGATTCTACAAGCTCACATGTCAAGCGTGGTGGCCGGCGTGCTGGTGGTCGTGCTGTAGGCCTTGTTGTCCGGGAACGTGCCTTGCGTGCGCGGTCCGTACTCGATCACACCACCTCGTATCCGGTCGCGGTCAGCGCCGCCGCCGTCACTCCCTACGGTCGCAACGCCAGCAGCGCCGCCGCTCCCATCGGGGGCCATGTTGTAGAGCCGTGCGTCCTTCTCCCGAATCGGCGCGGTCCACGGCCATGCGGTGGCCACCATGATGTGCTTGCCGGCTGAAAGCCGAACGCCATACGTGACCACGCTGACGCTGTAGCCCAGTGCGCGAAGCTGCGTCAGGTCGAGTTGCTCAATGACGTTGTTGCTGTCATCGATCCACTGCACCCACGCGCGATCCTGATCCCCTACCCGCGCACGCGCTGCCAGCCGGATACGGCCCTTGCCGGACAGCTCGGCGACGTAGCGCTGTTCCTGGGTGAGGTCCGCAAGCGGATCAGGCGGCGGCGGCTGAATCGGCACGCTCGGCGCGCCGTTGGCAAGCCCTGCCCCAACATGCGCAGGCTTAGTCGTCTGACTGGCCACTGCAACGGGCTTGCTGGGATCGGAGCGATCCTTGGTGAAGTAATGCACGAAGAAGTAAATACCGACACCACCAACAACGATGAAGATGGCGGCACGCACGGCCATCGCGGCCCACACGTTTTTGCCGCCCTCTTCGTACACCTCGGTGTTTTCCGCGCCCGGCGCGTAGCCGTCATACAACGGAAAGATGGCGGGGTCGTACTTGAGCGTCTGGCCGCCAACCTTCTCGAATTTGCCCGGTGAGGTAGTGTGGAAATAGGTGACGCGATACCGGCCTTTCATGCCGATGGCGGTCATCTTCTGGAACGTGTTTTTCTTCTCGATGCGGGCCTTGACCGCCGAGTGAAGGCGGTTGATCCACTGCGTCATAATCACCGCATCGCCGCCGTTCTGGCCGAGCAACGCCCAGAAGTTTTCCACGGCGGGCGCAAGCGGTTTGCGCTCGTTGACGTAGAACTCGTGGACCTCATCGATCACGACCAGCGCATCTTTAAACTCGTCCGGGATACACCACTTGCCCGACTCATCCTGCGTGCATGCGAACAGCTTCGCCACGTCCTTGGTATCGACCAGCACGAGCAGCTGCTGAACGTCGCTTTCCGCAATGCCCAGGTGCTTGGCTATGCGATCAAAGCGCAGACCATTGAGCCGTGCGAACACGCGCCGCCCCTTATTGAGCGCAGGGAGAATGTGATTCTTTACCGCGTCGTAGCTCTTGCCGGCGCGCGGCACACCTTCGTTGAAAACGAGCATGTCACCAAATCCCCACCGTCAAAATACGACGCAACAGATAGAACACCATGGCAGCGCCGATCATCACCAGCGCGGGCCCAATCTTGAACACATCCGCGAACCACAGGATCGTGCTGCCGGCGTTACCGAGCATGCCGCCGATGCTCTGGCCCTTCATGAAATCCGGCATGGGCAACAGCGTCAGCACGTAGAGAATCGCCGACAGCGACTGTTCCAGCCACATCACGAAGAGATCACCGACGAAATCAACAACCGCTTGCCACACCAGTTTGACGGCACGCCAGAGCCATGCAGTCAAATCGTTGAACCACCCTGCTTGCATGTCGTCGTCCTCAGGTCACAGCAATGCGGAGCGCGGCGTAGGCAGCAATCGCCAGGATCACCCAGCCCGCCGCACGCAAAAACGCCAGGAAATCGCCGCCGCAGTGAAAATTGATGGTCATGGCGTTCCACCACTTCGACGCGCCCAACGAGAACACCGGGCACGATCCACCAGACGGAACGGTCATGAAATCCTTGATGCCGCCCACGATAGGTGTAGCACGCACCTGTGTATTGAATTTGGTCAGCACAGACTCAACGGTCTTGCCGCTTTTCTTGTAAAGCTCGGACATGGGTGCACCCTGCCCACCTTCCTCACCATCACCATCGCCGCCACCATCACCGTCTGAGCCACCATCACCGCCACCGTCTGCACCACCATCGCTACCGCCGTCGCTACCGCCGTCGCCGCCACCATCACCGTCTGAGCCACCATCACCACCATCACCACCGTCATCGCCACCATCGTCGGAATCGACAATAGGCGGCGCAGCATCGTCAGTGGTGCAAGTCGCACCACTCGGCGAATAGCTATAGCCCTTCGGGTTGCTGGGATCGACGGCATAGACGTAGTAGCAACCGTCATTGCACACATCTGACGGTGCAGGTGCAGTCGGGTTGGTCCAGCCATTCTCGATAGGCTTACCGGGGCACAGATTATCGAATGCGAAATCGCCGCACGTCTGAATGCCGACCGGGCCCTGATAGTACGCAGCGACCTCGTACTGACACTGATAAAAGTCGCCGCCACCAGGCGCGGTTTTTGCAACACACGAACCGGCCTTTGTGACCAAGTTTGTATCCTTTGGCACATGCTTGGACGCATCTTGCATACATGCTGCATATGCCTCAGCAGCCGTAGGGGCTGCGCGCAACTCTCCCGTGCACATGAGAGCAAACAACGCGATAAACGACACGATCCACAAGCGAAACATCATGGTACGTCCAACCCCTTGACGCCAGCCCATCCACACAGTGCACCCATGAATCCACAGAACAACAGAACGATCATCGCCCTACCCCTGAAAGAGAGAGGGCGACACCGAAGCGCCGCCCTGCCCTCACCACCATTAGCCGAAGAAGCTTGCAACCTTCTTGGCACCCCACTTGGTGAAGCCCACCAAGGCAATGATTGCAGCCGCTGCGATCATCGCGGTTGCAGCCTCAGCACCGCTCACGCCAGTCAGAATGTCACCCATGTTGTCTCTCCTATTTCATTGATTGATTGATTTACCGGTCGTTGAACATGCCCGCGACGCTGCCGGCGAGGCGTCCCAGGACGAACCACACGATCACAAGACCGCAGCAGCCGGTGGACCACGCTACGGCGTCCTCCTTGCTGGGCATTGCGAACGCTTCTTGCACCAGCGCATAAACGCTGTATTCGCTACCAGTGACCAGCACGTAACCGCTGCACTCGCCAACCGATTGACCGGTGGGCACCAACGTGCCATCCGCTTGCAGGACTACGCACGTCGCCATGGGTTAGGCCGCTGCCCGTGCCGGGGCGGTGGACTTAAGCGACGTATACTTACTGATCGAAACGACGCCTTTGTTGACCTGCAACATCTTTTCCATGTCCAGGGTGTAGACACCGAGCGGATACGGCTTCTGCCCGTCTTCCAGGCGCACATCGAAGGGATAGGAGAAACCGCCCACTTCCAGCTTGGCGCGCTGCTTGCGGGTGTTGTAGCTACGGTCCTCGCCCTTGTCGTCCTTGAACGTGCCACCACGCTCATCGACTTCGGCATTCAAAACGGTGACTTTGATATCGCTCATGGTGTAACCCCTTCTATGGTTCGGTTGACGCCGGCAATTTCCGGCCAATGGTCTGCTGCTTCCTGTGTTGCCCACGCCGGCAGCTTGTTCGACGTGCAGGTGTTGATAACGGCAAACAACGCCTCGGGCGTTTTGCATTGCCGCACGATGAAATTGAGGGTCGCGCCGTACTGGCGTTTGACGTTGCGGCGTGCACTTTTCCAGGTGGCATCGATGGCGGCTTTCGTGATTTCGATACGCGTTGCCACACAGCGCAGGAAGCGCAGGACCGGATACGCGCCGAGCAAATAGCCAGCTGGGTCACGCAGCATGTCTAGTGGTAGCTCCTTGCGCACAGAGGCGCGGAATTGGCCCTCGTAGCGCACCCACGGCGATTCCTTGTCGCCCTGCTCCCTGCCCTTCTCATACACACGCAGCTGCTTTTCAGCCTTCTTGCTACCGACATACAGCGTCTTGCCGTCGCCGCTGTCGTAGTCATCGATCAGCTGCGCCTTGGGGCGCTGCCCACGGTTGTCGAAGTCGCCAGAGGCGTACCACGTTTGTGCAAGCCGGATCGGATAAGCCCCAATGAGGTCATCAGCGGCGATATCGCACCGGGTCAATCTGCCTGCGCAGCTTTCAAGCTTCGCTTGAAGCTCCAGCCACCGCTTCGCATGGCCGCAGCGCGCTGCGCTCACCATGGCGCACCCGGTACCAGTCAACTCAACACGCGCGGTGTAGGTGCCATCGGCACGGCGGCAGTTATCGCCACCGAGTTCGATCAGGCCGACATGCTTGCCATCGCGATCAAGGACCCGCACCCGCCATGCGTAGAAGCGCCCTGGGCCTGCCTGGGTGTCCAATTCCATACCGAGGCCGGCGAAGAAGAACGTAAACACGTGGAGGGCAATCACGCGCGCATTGGCGGCGTCGGCTTCCATCCACTGGCGCACCTCTTCGGCATCGTCACGGTCGAGATAGCCGACCTCGCGCAGAACAGCGAACAAATCAACAGAGGCCGAAAACCAGTCAATGACGACCGTTAGGGTTCCATCGGCATTCCTGAACTCACTGCATCCCCTGTTAGACGAGGGGATGCCCGCTTCCCGCGATCCGTCAGCCATGCGCGTAGAACTCCACAACAGCGGTTTCACACGCCTGAGCAGCACGGCGCGAGGCGTACTCGCTCTGCTCCACCAACAAGCCGGCAACGCGCACGGTCAGGCGGAAGCGCCGAGTGCGGCGACCACGGATGACGGTGTGATAGGTATCGATGTGCGAAACGACAGAGGCGCTCATGGAGTGAGCTCCATTTGGCAATCGGCGCTGGAAACAATCGCGCGGCGCTGACTCAGCGGCGCACCATGCTCCAAGACGCTTTCGATGATGAAGACCTGTTCGCGGTGTGCGCGCAGCGCAGCTTCAGCGCGACGATCCAGAATCCAGGCGACCAATCGGGCGAGGCCGACGATCACGGTCAGCGCGGAAGCGCCGAGCAATGCAAGTGTGTTGGTGTCCATGAAGCCCCTATCCCCTGCCACTTGACGCGGACCCCGGAGGGGAGCCGGGGGTGCGCGGTGTATGCAATTTTGCAAACACGGGACATGTATATTGTTCGCAAAACAGTCTGTCAACGGAATCGCATACATGCCGAGCGCGAACGAACTACTTGATCGGGCCAGAACGGGCGCAAAACTCCCGTCAGACAATGCTTTAGCTCAACGGCTGGGGGTGACAAGGGCCGTGATTAGCAACTGGCGGAAAGGGAGAAATCCGATGCCAGATGAACGGATTGCGCAAATATGTGCGCTGGCAAAGCTGGACGGCGGCGAGTGGATGGCAAAAATTCACGCCGAAGCAGCTGCATCGCCGGCTGAAAAAGCTCTATGGCGATCAGTGTTGGACAGGCTAAGCGCGGCCGCCGCGGTGGTCGCGCTGCTAGTCCTGGCGGTGCACACAGGGGCGCATGAGGCGCTGCTGGTGGCCCTCTCCCCTGTCGCAATAACGCCAACCTTCTATACATTATGCGAAATGGTATGGAGGGCGGCACGGGCGCGACTCCGCTGGATCTGGGTGTGGATCAAATCTTGCCTGCCTAACCGGTCCCCTCGCGAAACGGAACTCGCAGCATGACCGATACCTACGACATTGACCGCCGCCCACCATGCTGGCCCGTTGGCGAGCAATGCCCAAACAACTGCGCAAAGGATCTGCATCGGCGCGTCGAGACCAACCATGTGGAACTCACAGGCCCGTGGGCTGACTAACGCCTAGCTGGGCGCGACCTGGTTCCACCGAGCGGCGAACGGATACCAGAACGCCGACTGCGCGGATTGCTCTGGCATGCGAATGCGAGCGACATCCGGGATTCGGCCCGCAGGCGCAACGCCAGACGCAAAGCGGTTCAGCAGTCGATGGTCAAGGTTGTTGTTGTGGATCTTGGCGAATGGCGAGAACGCCACTTCGGACGCTCTGCAGGATAGGCGTTATCCGTAGGGGCTATGCCCCTACACCCCAGGTCTACAATGCCAGCTCACAGAATGGGGGCGGCATGGAACGCAGATATCGAGAAGCAGACTCATCAGACCTATGGTGGCAGATTGCTGTGGGCGGCTTTATCGCCCTACTAGCGCATAGCATCGTCGTCGGGCTGTACACCAGATACGAGACGCGCCTAGCGCTAGCACAGCTTGAGAGAGAATCGAAACTGGCGACGCAGCAAATGCAGCGAGCAGTAGCGCGAAACGTGCAGACACCTAGCGTAGCGCCGACAGCGCGAGAATATGACCCACCAAGACCATTGAGCGACGGCGAACGTTGCTTACAAGGCCGCCGGTTCAAGCGCGTGTCGAACGGCTGGGTGCAGCTGCCGCACGATCCCTGCTGAAGCTCTACAGATCCTGAAGCTCTACAGATCAGCGGTGGTCGACGGAACGCTGGTAGTAGTAGCGTAAGGCTTCGACTCGGGGAGGTGCCGACCTCACGTATGCCCCTAGGGATGGTCTGATCAATGCGGCCAGAGGATGCGTCGACCCGCATCGGTAGCGCTGACTACGCTCACACCTTCGGTTTTTCGCTGTTTCCAGCGCATTCTCGGGGCGTTCTCCCCATTACAGGCACAACTTCCCAACGGCAGGCATCAACTGCTTCCGCTTCAGCCACAGGTTCGACAGCGCAAAGAGCGTCAGCACCTGCGCGGTGTTTTTGACCAGGCCGCGATAGCGCACCTTGGCATAGCCAAACTGGCGCTTGATCACCCGAAACGGATGTTCCACCTTCGCACGCAGGCTGGCCTTGGTGTGCTCCCAGCGCTTGGCCAACTTCAGTTCGCGCTTGTTCTTGATCTGCTTCAGCTTCGAGGGCTTCTCCGCGATCAGGTAGCGTAGCTTGCGCTTGCCCTTGATCTCATCGCGCTTCTCAAGCCCGGTGTAGCCGCTGTCCCCGGACGCGGTGTCTTCATGTGCATGCGTGAGCTGGTGCGATTGGGTGAGGTCCGCACCGTTTGCTGTCGTCCA